TCTGGGTGGCATGTTTCAGTGAGGATCAACGAATATTAGTAGTAGCCAATAAAGAGCAGACCGCCATAAACATATTTAAAAGAATACGTTTAGCGTATGAACAACTACCAAACTGGCTCAAACCCGGGGTGGTGGAGTATGGTAAAACCAGCATGACTCTCACGAATGGTAGTAGTATCGGCATCTCAACTACCAGTAGCGACGCTGGAAGAGGAGATAGTTGTAACTGCTTAGTGCTAGACGAGCTAGCCTTCATCGATAATCATTTAGTTGAAAGTTTTTGGAAATCTGTGTACCCTATAATATCATCTAGTAAGAAGAGTAAAATATTCATCGCCAGCACCCCTAACGGTACTGGTAATCTGTTTCATGATATATATAGTAACGCAGTCAAAGGTAACAACAACTGGACATCTAGTCGAATCGATTGGTGGGAGATCCCTGGAAGAGACGATAAATGGAAACAAGACACGATCAAATCACTCGGTAGCACACAAATATTCGATCAAGAATTCGGTTGTCAGTTCATCGAAACTGGAGAGAGTGTTCTGGATGATGAGTTAATCCGGAAAACCTCATTAACAATATCCAAACCAACACATATATTTGAAGATGGTGATTATCACGTTTGGAAACTACCGGATGACACCAGAACATATTCAGTTGGCGTGGACATCGCAGAAGGTGTTGGAGACGCCGCTAGTGTGATTCAGGTTCTAGACATAACAGATCTCACAGAAATTGAACAAGTTGCAATCTACCATAGCAATCAAATAAGCCCGTATAATTTTACTACCAAACTACTGGAAATATTACAACAATGGGGTAGTCCGCCGGCGTTGATTGAACGTAACAATTGCGGCGCACAGGTGGTGGACACACTTGCCAATGTACACGGTTATGAGAACATAGTGAACTATTCTCCTAGTAAAAATCAACCAATCGAAAGACCAGGAGTGATAGCACACACAAACACAAAATACAAAGGTGTGATGAACATGAAATACTGGTTAAGTGAGATATACTCTGTCGTATTACATGATAATGAAACATTAGAAGAGCTAAAAACATTCGTGAGATACCCAAACGGAACATGGAAAGCAATCAAAGGAACAAGCGTGCAGGACGACCGAGTAATGAGTTTGATATGGGCTCTGATGATACTTGAAACCGGTATCACCGAGCAGTATTTCGAAGTTGTTGAAACAGACAAGCACAACAAACCGGCAATAATTGATCGATTGGATTATGGTGAGAGATATTTTAGCAACACATTATCAATGTATCAAGACGAGGTGAGATCCAATTACAGCACGTTACCTATATATATTGACAGTGACAACGGCGATGACCCTACATTTTATGACAAAGAAGTTACAGACCTACAAGAACAAGGATGGACATTTTTATGAGTGATTTGATACAACAATCTGTTTACAACAAGAGCCGCAAAGATAAATTTACTTTTGTACTCACACTACCGGATGCAATGAAAGATATCGCGTATTCTCAACCGGAGAACCGGCAGGATGATCGAGTGATACCTGACACCCTACAATTTAGTGTGTATGGTGTGGTGTTACCATCCATACAAGTGGGTAGTGGAGAGATACGATATGGAGGGCAAGCTGTGAAATTCAGCTCACACAGTCGCCCGGCATACACTAATGTCACTGTAAACTTCACCATTGACAACCGATTCAACAACTATTGGGTCATCTGGAAATGGTTAGACATTATGAATGATGATAATGATAGTGTGTTTAGCAAAGGAGATCCAGTGTCAATGACTGAATCTATGTTTAAGAAATATCAAGGTGCAGCTAGTTTGTACCCTAAGGATGAATACAACAAGTCTGTGATGAGATTCGATTATTTTGGATTGATACCAGTGAGTTTAGGTCAGATTGATTACAATTATCGCTCACCGGATCCAATAGACACAACGTTTGAATTCTCTTTTTCTAAGCTCACCCCAATTTTGTTGTAACATTTTTAACAAAACCTGTCTGCAGAATCATAAATAATTTTAGAAAGCAACAATTATGGCAAGAACAATACAATCTCCTGGAGTAGAAGTCAAAGAAGTAGATCTCTCTTTGCGACCTAATTTACCTGTCGGAACCACGGTGTTTATCCCTGGATTTGCGAATCAAGGACCCACAGACGAGCTGCTGACAATAAGCAGCTTGAGTGAGTTCGAGCAAGTCTATGGATTGCCCCAGAACTCAGCTGAACGGTACATGTACCACACGGTCAAAGCGGTGTTTCAAAGCCCCGCCAACGTGCTGGTGTCAAGACTACCTTACGGTACCGGTGCTGGAGCCACAGTGGCTGATAAATACAGCGTGCAAGTGTATCCTGTGATACCTCGACCAATCATGGTAGACGCTGCAAACGCGGATGTTCTATCAATCGAAAAAGACGAGCGCATGATCGCATGGTTTCCGGCGGATGCAGAGGAAGTGGACGAGCGTGGAGATGTAGTGCTGTCACAATCCGCTAGCGCCAATCTAGTAGACAGTAATCAAGCACCAACAACCGTTGCCAAGGTGTTGCAAAAAGGTGCTCTGTACAACGACTACACATTGCGTGTCATACCTGGTGCCGGTTCTGATCTGTTTCAGCTGAATGGAACCGAGTTCACCATACAGGTTGATGAAGCTACAATCAACGGCGCGACCGTAACAAATTTAATAAACACACATCTAGGTACACAATTGTATGCAGAAGGTGGATTAGATGACACCATCGGCACATACAATGCGAATCATACAGATGTCACGACCGGGCTGGTGAGTGCTGTTGAGATCAACACTGTTGAAGCAGGAGCCCTCAACACATTTACAATTGTTGGTGAAGCTGGTGAGATCGCCACATTGAGCGCCAACGTTACACCTGGTGATCCAGCTACATTAGTAGAGGCAACTGCCAACACATATGGTGCTGATAACAATGTGGATCTGACAGGCCGTGATGCAGTGGCAAGCACATTCACAGGTGTTGTTTCAGCTGATAAAGGACTTGGTGCCGGTCTAGAACAGATCGATATCACAATCACCGCCAACGCAGCTGGTGCAGCAGGAAACACATCAAACACATACGCATTTAATAACTCTGACGCGTTGAGCAACATTTTCAGCGCACATGCTATTGTCGAGACTGGCACCGCAACAGATGCTTCTGCATATGTTGTGCAAGGAAACACAGCCGGTGATGATCAAACAATAGCATTGACAGGTGGTGCAGATGTACCCACAGCACAGGATCTTCTTAACGAACAATTTGGTAATGGTATTGTAACAGCTACCACTGGAGGTGGTGTATCCATGCCGAATAGTACCGCAATAAGTTTCACTGGTGGTCGTGATCCATACACGGTAGATCAACTGGTGGCAAACGCCAATGGTACGGTCGGAGCTGGAGATCACACAGCTGTTGTCGTCGCCGGTGGTGGAACCACATTAAATATAGGAGACACGATAACAGTACAAGGAGCTTTTGCAGATGACACAATCAGCACAGACACATCATTCAGCTTTGCCGGTGGTGTGGATCGTAGATTGAGTAAAAAAGTGATACCATTTGGTGAGTGGCGCTTCGGTGAAACATCACCAGGTGCAGGATATGTTGCAACAACACTCAAGGACGCTGTTGACAGTGTGATCGCCGGTCTTGATTATCGTGAAACATTTGGTGTGCCGTTGAGTACATATGTTGATGACGCAGGAGACGGGGATCGTTTCTGGCAAGTAACCAATCAGGATCTTGTGGATTCTGAAGGCGCGACACCAGATTTCGGATCTGTTCCAGCTCTACAAGCTTATGAAGCACCAGAAGTGGCTGATCTTGTTGCAACCGCAGTCAATTCAGTAGGATGGGATTTGAGCGCCAGTGATCGTTATTATCTTGGCGAGCCAAGCAACATCGAGCTTGACAACGACCGCTTTCAAAAGACCATCAAAGGTGAGATCAAATTGAGCGGCCATAATGCTGGTAAATTTGAGAATCAGAAATTCACGTCATTTGAGGACTTAATATCCAAGGGTGGAGCTGGTATGATGATCGTTAACGACAAGAAATATGTCATCAACGAGAAGTTCGAAGGTTATTACCTGGGTATTTCTGACAACACCAACTTGAATCCAGCTACAGACTTTGATAGTGTCGGTAAACTCAAATCTTTGAGTAAGAGACTTGGTGGTACCACTGGTGGATACGTGAATGTACCGGATGAAAGTGAAGGTCTTAAGAGTCGCTTGACATTCAGTTTGAGTGCTGGTTTCTTGTTCGATGAGTTTGGTAACAAACAACAAGTCGGTTTAGATGGTAGCATGAGTGAAGTTCTCGAGAATTTGAGCGAATTTGACCTGAACACAGATGAGTTCAGCGACATTCTTACAATCGCGGTGTTCAAAGTACGTCAATCAACACTAGAACCAGATGCAACCAAACTAGATTATCTTGTCTCTGACAGTGTTATTGGTAGTGTCAACTACTTCCGCGAAAGATTCCTTTCAACAGGTGGTACAGCTACTAGTTACTTCATCGAAAGTGAGGCCGAGAACAGCAACAACTTGTATCTCAAGTTCAACGAGGGTATATCCAAAGATGCCGGTAACTGGCTTGATGAGAACGGCTACCCAACACGTAAAATTCGCGTAATGCCTTCGAAGGATGTACGCTATTATGCTGAAATTGAGAGTGAAGCCGACAAAATCTACCCACAGGAAGTCACAGACTTCAAGGTAACACAAGCTTTCTTGAACGACACAGAGTTGAAAGAGGATAGACTATACATCAAATCCTGGCAAGGATTGATGAGAAGCAAAACAGCACAAGTGAAACACGGTAACAATGTGTATCCACATGGTGTTTATCGTCAACAATTGGCTGCCGCTAAAGAAACCGGAAATATTCCAGCAAAACTAGATCGTATATTTGAACTAGCAGACAATTTTGACTTGTTCCCAATTGATATCACATGTGAAGGTGGTTTAGGAACAATATATGTCGGTAGTGACGGTGGTACAAACACAAGTTATGATGATGAAGAGTATTACAACATTGGAGAGTTCATTGTTAGTAGCACCGGATTGAGTGGTAATGGATTGTACACAACAAAATTGATTGACAATCGTAGCTCCATGGATTTCATGGTGAATTACGATGTAATTTTTGACACATTCAAGAGTTTCAGTCAGTTCCAACGTAAAGACAACATTTTCATTGCTGATCCGTTACGTTACATCTTCGTACAAGGTAAAAACAGTAAAATATTGACAAGTAAACAACGCCAAGCTGGTGTTAACTTCTCACAACACATTTACTGGCCATTACGTCACATGATGACCGGTGGAGCAAAGAACAGTAGTTATTGTACAACATACGCCAACTGGGGCTTCACAAACGATAAAGCCTTGAACAGAGGTGTCTGGGTACCGATGAGTGGATTTGCTGCCGCCGCCATGGCGAACACTGACAGTAACTTCTATCCATGGGTTGCACCAGCAGGGTTCACACGCGGTTTAGTAAGTGGAATACAAGATTTAGCCTTCTTTCCCAAGCAAAAAGAACGTGATCAATTGTACAAAATTGGTCTCAATCCAATCACTAACTTCCCGAACGAAGGTTACGCGATATTTGGTCAGAAGACCATGCAAGCTAAACCTAGTGCGTTTGATAGAATCAATGTGAGGAGGTTGTTCTTGTACTTGCAAAAAGCGACCATGAACACAGTTAAATACTTTGTATTTGAACCAAACACGCTGTTCACAAGAACACAAGTACTTAACGTGTTGCGACCAATATTTGAAGAGGTGAAAAACACACAAGGAATGTATGATTACTTGCTAGTGTGTGACGAGAGAAACAACTCACCTGATGTTATTGACCGGAACGAGTTGGTAATTGATATTTACATCAAACCTACTCGTGCTGCAGAATTCATCTTGGTGAACTTCTACGCCACAAGAACTGGTCAAGACTTCAGCGAATTGGTAGCCTAACCCATAAGTAATTGTAAGGAGACAAATTTATGCCAGACGTAAGACAAACAATATCAGATTTCTACAGAGTAG